GTTTTCTCAGTGTCCATTACGACTGTGCTCCTGCGTTGGTAATAAAGTAACGTCCGGCCCTGTCTCCTGCCGCACGCGTGCCAATCCCATTTCCCTGAAACGCGAAGGCTGACGCCGTAGGCTTTTTGGACGTTAGTTGTGCCGCCAGTCCAGCATTGTTGAATGCTTTATAAAGATGGAAGACCGCAAACCGTGTGGGATCATTTTCAAGCGGAGCAATCACGGCGACTGAGGTATAACTCAGAACGCCTGTGCCGCCAAACGTCAAACCTTTTGATCCCATGACGTCGCTGCGCTCTGCGGTAGGCATCAGGATTTCAGCGAGGTCCATATCGCCAACTTGCCATGCCGCTCCGGAGATAACTTTCTCTTCGGCCTGCACGCGAGAAATTACCGCCTCTTGTGATTCGTCCGGGATAAAGTTCAAGACATTCGGCTTAACCAGCCACTCGGCTCCGTCCTGAGTCCAGCCGATATGCCTTCCATTTGGATTTTGATCGGCATCAGGAGAGCCGTCTTCGTCCAAGATAAGCCGCACTCCCGGAGCCCCGTCCCATTCGCCCGATCCGGTGCCAAGGTCGGCGTAGATCTTGCACGGCCCAATTAGGACCGCTTCGACCACGTAATTATCGGCTATTCCTGCCATCGTCAATTCTCCTTACTGTTCATTGAGTACAAGTGTGACCTGCATCAGAGCATCACGGTAATAAACAGACTCCCGATCTCTGACTGATCCGTAAACGTGCTCAGCTTCCAGCACGATCCCAACAGTTATGGTGCTCATATTACGCTTCCAATCAGACTTACGTGCGGAGCGCAACACAGCATCCAGTGTTCCCATGTAGCGCATGATTTTTGTAGTGACCCTTGGCGCTGAATCGCCCGTCACGCCCACATAGATATCAAAACGGATTGCCTGGTTAAGCCGGTCCTGTGCAGCCGCTTCAGTCGCGGCATTTCGATTAGGGCCAATCGCAAGGCAAGGGAAGTTAAGTTTCTCAATCTGCCCTAATGAGCGTTCCTGAAAGTCTTCGAGGTACTGAGGATCGTCGGGTGATAACGCGGCTTCAGTTACATAGAAAGTATCAAGCGCCTCTTTGAAGTCACGCTCAATAATGAAGAGTGCATTATCGATCACGCCCTCTTCTTGAACTGCGAAATACTTAGCCTGCCAAACCATTAAGCCGCTTTCTCATCCACCTGAAATCCGGTGTTCCAGGCAAACCCAACTAACCGTTGCTGGATGCTTTTAACGATCTTCCGTTTGTTATCTTCACTCAATGAAATAATCGGCCGCTTTCGATGTTGGATTAGCGCATAAGGCAATGCCGATCCGATCGTTAGTTCATCCTTCTCCGGTCTCAGAATCGAATCCAACGCATCTGGCCCTGTCATGGAATCGTATAGGGCATCCTCTCTGCGAAGAATTGACTTGCCGGGAAACTCGATCTCCTTAAATATCTTGTAAGCATCAGAAAGCGGCGTCCACGCACCAGATGCGCCCTGTGCTCCCTCAGTGGCAAATTGCTCTGTTTCGATCTCATAGAAAGCGACAATTACACCGGGCCAAAAGTTCCTGAAGTCAGAGATCTCCTGATCGATTCGGTTGAAGACGCGATCTAGCTGTACGGCGCCCTGAACGTCTGCGACAAAACGAATCATACGAAGGCCGGCCCTATTTTCCCGCGATACTTCTTGGCAATTTCCAGCACTCGCGGCGGAATCTTTTCCCTAAGCGGCTGGCCTTCCAAATCCTTCAGCCTCAAACTTGCCGGATCAGTCTCGCGTTCAAGGTTGATCACCAACTCAATCACGGCCATCTTCACATCTGCGGGTGTCTCTCGATAGCCCCATACAGCGGAAACGGTGACAGCAACACCCGAGTACCAACCCGGCCATGAGCAGTTATAAAAGCGATTAAACGGAGGCAACACTCCCCCGCTACTCAGAACTAAATAGCTACCCTGCTCAACAAACGTTGGGGCCGTGTAACCCTCGGGAAGTGTGATTGCTGTATTGAGTGAACCGGGAATATAGGGCGGGAGATTAAGGTAATTGGTGCCGTCACCATAGATGACTTTTTCTGTGGCGATTGGAATTGGGGCTGGGTTAAAATAACCCTCGGGTACTCCGCATTCCAGATCAAACATACGGCTGGCTTGCTCGATGAGTGCTTCGAGCTCTGCGGGAGGGAGTGCGTTAGTAGTAGCAGATCCGCCTGCTCCTGCACCCCTGAACATCCTTCTTCTAACTTCTGTTGATGAGCAATAGGCGACAGATCGCTGAATCCGAATGAGAAACGAGCGGATTTCTGTTTGTCCGTCACTCGCGATGATTGTGTTTTCGAGCTCGTAGATCTCTCCCCATGTTCCGCCGGCAAGTTTTACGGTCGTGCTGGTTGTGCTAAATTCATCGTCAATAATCGTTATGCCAGCCGGCCCGCTCCACGAAGAAGATGCAATAGTAAGCAGGCCAAGCCAGTCGGCCCATCCAATACTAAAATCTAATTCTTCTGTCGGTTCTTTTGTAAACAATTAGATAGACCCTGCCTGGAACTCCGTCTCAACCGTGATGGATCGCTCCTCACTTCCAATCCTTAGATCTCTTGAGGCCGATCCGATGGATAGCGATTGACGCGGAGCAAAATACATAAACTCAATTGCGATTCCAGCGGTAAGTATAGCGACTGTTCCGCCGATAAGAATTGCGCGTTCAACCTCGGTTGCGCCGACTTGTCCAGCGCCCTGAACCGTCGCGCTTCCACCCACCAATGCACTCGCTTGAAGGGTTGAAAAGAAGTCCCCAGAGGAAGAGATTTGACCGTTAGCGGCTAACGCTGCGCTTCGTAGAATGTCGGCCTGCCCTGCGGAGTTAAAATCACCAACCACTGAGATGGCCATCGATGACTCGATAGACCTAAAGAAGATTGCCGAGACTAACGTTAACCCGAACGCTTCAAGTAGCGATGCTCGCTCGATAATCGAGAAACCAGAGCCTGAGATCTCAGCGGTAACGCTAACCCCGGCGGAACGTTCTATATCTGTAGACGGAGACTCGGACTGTCCGATGACTTCCAGTGCTCCACTAGCACCAATTTCTGTAATCCCCTGAAATATTGAAAAGAAGAACCCGGATGATTCAATGCTCCCGGCAGTATCTACCAGAGTTGTTCTTTCGAATGTTGAGAGGAACGTCCCCGACGTTGACAGATTACCGACTGCATCCAAAACCGCGCTGGCCGTAAAGATCGTGAATGACTGCCCAGACGCCGCTAAAGAGCCAGAGCAATCAACTGCCGTATTCCTATTAAAGACGGAGAAAAAGATCTGCGAGGTCACGATTGCAGCGGTTGCATTAACAACGCCCGCACCCACAACAACTCTCTCGCCTCTGGCGGTACTTGAGCCAGTCGCATTCAGTAGAGCAGATCGAGTAAATACGGATAGAAACTGAGATGAAGAGGCGACGGAACCAACCCCTTCAATCAGCGCCTGCCCGTTGGAAACAGAAAAGAACGTAGCGGATGTAAGAATTGACCCGGTGGTGCTTAGTACCGATGAGCGCAGTAACTCGCGCCTGCCCACCGCGGTAATCGCGCCCGTTGTGCCTGATAACGCAGAGCGGGCAAATACTGAAAAGAATGCCGCGCTCGAAACTACCGCCCCAGCCCCATCGATCGCGCTTGAACGTGTAAACAAGGCGCTGCCATCCAGTTCGAGAGCATGAGAGCAAAACACGGTGCTTGAGGCGGCGCCAAACGTGATCGTCGTTCCGGTAAAGCCGCTGTTACGCGTAGCAACTTCTAGGGCGACTGTATCGTTCGTTTGGTTTGTGTCTTGCCGTTCTGTCCAGCCAGTCGGTTCCGTGGTGGTTGTATCCGCACTACCGTGAACAGCGATCGTGAGGTTGCCTGTAAGGGCGTTCTGATTCAGCGCTGGAGCTGCTGTTCCTGCGGCTTGGTTGCTCTGCGAACCTTTACTTCGAACCGCGTCAGCGCCAACGCGGGACATTCCACTAACCGCTACCGGTACCACGCAGCCAGAGGTATTTGAGCCAGTCGCAACAGTGATCACCGTTGAGGTCGTGTTAGCCATCAACACCGTGCGAATAAACACAGAGAGACGATAATTAACGGCTGAGATCGAGGCGTTCATCACATCGATCCGGTCGTATGTTCCTGATCCGTTGTTATCCGAGCAGGTAGGAGTGTCGTTTGTATTTGCTGCCACAAAGCAGTAGACGATCAGTAGATCCCCAACCGCAGGCGTGATCGTGGCAGTTCGGTTTCCGGTTCCCGAAGACGAACCGCCGGCCGCCGATGTCCTGTATGTCGCCGCCATCTATAGAGTCCTGGTTTCCGTTCCGATTGATTGGGTGCGATTTTCTTTCGCTACACTCGCTAGCCGTGTGGGGTGAAATTCGACTGAAGGCACCGCTGCTACCGTTGTCACTATGCTGGCCGTGCAATTAAGAGAGATAGAGCGCGATGTCTCCTTTTGCCCGTTTGACAAAACGCCACCTACGGCATTGATCAGTCCGCCCTGTTCAATGGTTGTGAAGAACACCCCCGCGACAGAGATCGTGGTGTTTCCGTCTAACAATGCTGCGCGTTCAATCTCAGCGCTTCCTGATTGAACTTGGCCGATACTTTGAATGATGACCGCAGCGTCAGCAGAAGAAGACGACTCGGATGTAGTAAAGAACAGCCCGGCGCTATCAACCCCACTCGTACAGTCAAAGCTTATTGAGCGCTCGAGTGTAGAGAAGAATTGAGCAGATACTTCTAACCCCGCGTCAACATCGAACTGTGCGGATCTCCCCAATGTAGAAATGAAAGTAGCGGCCGACTCAATCGATCCTGTCACCTGAACCGCAACAGATCTGCCGAGTTCGGAAAAGAATAAAGACGACGCCTGAATGGCAGCCGAAGCATCGACAGCGGATGATCTCTGAAGAATTGATAAGAACGCGGCGGCACTTTCAACAGACCCAGCGACCACTACCGATGCGCTTCGGGTGAACGTAGAAAGAAAGGTGCTCGCACTCTGAATAGCCCCAGCGCCGTCTAATACTAAATTACGGTTGAAAACGGAAAGGAAGCTACCGGCAGAAACGATCTGGCCTGTTGAAGCAACTGAGGATGATCGCTCAAAGGTTGTGACGGGAGTTGATGCGGCCCCGGCACTTGAGATATTCCCGGACGCCCCTATAGCGGTCGCGCGCGACAATTTGCGCACGCCCGAGACTGACACAGAGGCCGCTGTGTTATGTAATGCCGAGCGGCTAAAGATTGAGAAGAATGTCGCGGAAGTCGATACCGATCCAGCAGCATCAAACGCTGCCGATCTTGTGTGCTCAATGACGCCTGATACGCTAACGATCTCCATCGTTCCGGTCGCGGTAGGGCCGGCCGCGGACAATGAGAAATTGGCCCCCGTGACCGATCCGGTAGCGTTGTAGGGCTGATCCGCACAAGAGAGACCGTTGGAGTCGTTACGCTCAAGCCACGGAGCGGGTGGACTCCATGCTGGGGTCGCGTCAGCAACACCGGTGATCTGCACAGTAGACTTAGTTCCAGATCGGGTGAGCGACGGAAACGGCGGCGTCGAGCTCGATGTGTTCTGCTGCACCGTAAGCGAGCCAATCGGCGACGATTGATCCGTATTCCGATAAGTTGAGAGATAGACAAAGATTTCGCCAGTTGTACTGCGATTGAACTGAGTGTTGATCGATCCGTCGTACAGCGCCCAATACTTGCGCACGGTGGAGCCGTTGCCGCTCGTGGTCGTGTTCCATCCGGTGATCTGCGTCCAGTCGCCGCCGACTTGAGGGGAGATCGTGGGCGTACCCGCGCACTCGATTGTCGCGATAATTAGATCCCTATTGCCGCGATTGTCTGAAGCTGAAGTGCCAGTCGGAAGCGTTGGTGTTGCACTTGTTCCGCTCGCGGTGAGAGCTTGCGATCCGGCTCGGTAATAGACGTAGTCAGGCGAGGGGATCGCGATGATGCCCGCTACCCAGCGAACGCCTGAAGTGGGTGACGCGTCCTGATTGGAGATCGTTGTAGCCTGGTTGGCGACGTTCTTCTCTGACGCATTTCCAACCAGCGTCCCGCTGATGACGATTTCCTCATCTTGCGTATAACCAGTTGGATCAGGCGCGTTGGTGGCTGCGCGCTGAAAGTAGTCGTGCAGGACCAGCATCTCAGGGGCATTGGTTGCGATCACAGCAGGACGAACGGGGTTAGCCGTGCCGATGTTGTAAGCGCGTGAGCCCCATTCAGTAAGCAGAAAGGGTGATTCTATGTCCGAGCCACGTATGGTCCTCGCTACCGCTATGCGACTAACAGTCGCGCCAAGTGTGAAAGTGGGATTAGTGAGTGGTAGTGAGTCGCCTGAAACTACTTTATGCCAGAACCACGTACCAAGTAGTCCGTTGGCGGAAGTGCCTACCTGAACTTGTTGAATCCGCGTCCAACCTGCCGGATTTCCCGTCCAGAGAGTGTTTCCGGTGTTGCCAACGCAGATGTAGACTATATCGCCAACGGCATGGGTCGACAGGATGGCGGTGATCGTTGATCCCGTGCCGCCGGGATTGGTGAGAGTCGAGTCAAATACAGTCGGATTAGCCACATTCGGTTATTGGGTATAGGGACGGCCCACAATTGAGAAGTTTAGACCAGTAGGCCAGATAGATCCGTCAACCAAAGCGGTTACGACAATGATCGGAGCCGCGC